ACTTACACTATTGCTCTTAAGAATGCTAATAGCTTCTCTTATAGCGTAGATGTTAAAGCTGATGCTGAGTTTATCCTTCCTGGTACTACAATCAAAGTTATTGCAGTTGCAGGTCTTAACGGAACTAACAAGGTTTATGCTATGCGTTTATCTAATATGTTCTTAGGTACAGACTTATTGAACGAAGAAGAAAAGTTTGAAATTTTCTATGCTAAAGAAGCTGACCAAGTACGTTTCGTATCTCAGTTCAAGTTTGGTGTAAACATTGCCTTCCCTGACGAAGTAGTGAAGTTTATCCTTGCATAATTTATAGGGGGATTGAAATATATCCCCCACTTTTTTCAAACTAATTAAATTCAACAATAATGGCTTGTGCTTTAACTCAAAATTACACTTTAGACTGCAAAGACAGTTTAGGTGGTATTACTGAGGTTTATTTTATTGCGGCAGCAGATGTTACTTCTACAACCGAAGCAAGTGGTGTTATTACCGCTTTAGTAAAAGCTACCGGTAAGAAGTTTTACAAGTATGAACTTGTAAGAGGAACTTCTCAGTTTGTTGAGAATGTAAATGCAAATATCCAAAACGGAACTGTATTTTATGCTCCTGAACTAACTATCGTATTAAATAAACTTCAAGCTAATACAAGAAACGAAATCTTGTTATTGGCTCAAAACAGACTTGTATCAGTTGCTAAAGATAACAATGGCAAGTTCTGGTATTTAGGAAAAACTAAAGGCTTAGACCTTACCGGCGGTAGCGCAGGTACGGGAACTGCTGAAGGCGACAGAAGTGGTTACACTTTAACCTTCACAGGTGCGGAAGCGGCTCTTGCTCCAGAGGTAAACTCTACAATAGCAGCAGCCCTTACAACCGCAGGTTAATTGGTTGTTTTGGTTTTGTATATAGATGCCCCTGCCTTTAATTAGGTGGGGGTTTTTTATTTTGCAAAGTTTTGGCTCTTAGTATATTTATAGTTGATGATACAATTAACGAAAGGGCAAACCCAAAATATCATTTTAACGCTTACCGAAAAGCAAACGCTTACTAATCCAAATTACTTATTCGTATTTGAGAATAGAAGCACAAATACAGAGATTAAGTTTGTTAAGTTAAACAATACGGATACAAGCGCATATAAGGATAGGTTCAATCAGTTTAGCATCGTAGTTAATAGCTACTTTAATACGGCTTTAAACGGGCAATATACTTACTCAGTTTACGAACAAGCAAGTCCTTCAAATACCAATCCGACGGGCTTAAACCTGCTCGAAACGGGCATTATGGAGCTTTCAGGCACAGGTATATCATTTACAGAATACGAAACAACAAGCACATTCACAATTAGACAATAATGGAAATACAAGTATTGACATTTGCGGAAGCAAAGCAACCGGAATATAAAGAAAAAAAAGGCGAAGGTTATATGCAGTATGGTCAAAACAATGACTATCCGCAATACCTATTAGACCTTTTTAACAAGTCAGCCAAGCACAATGCTATCGTAAGAGGCAAAGTGAACTACATTGTTGGCAATGGTTGGGCAGGAGAGCAGCCTATTGTAAAGCAAGTTAATAGAGACGAGACTTTGAACGACCTAACAAAAAAGGTTGCTTTAGATATTGAACTTTTTGGCGGTGCTTATATCCAGGTTATTTGGAGTGTAATGGGCGAACAAATTGCAGAGTTATGGCATTGTGATTATACAAAGATTAGAACTAACAAAGACAACACGCAGTTCTGGTATAAAGACGATTGGAAGACAACACGCAACCAAGAGAAGGCAGAAGTTTACGCAGCCTTTAACCCTAAAAACCCTATCGGTGTTCAAATACTATATGTAAAAGAATACAGACCGGGAATGAATGTTTATAGCCTTCCGGGTTATTTCGGTGCTTTAAACTACATTGAAAGTGATGTTGAAGTAAGTAAGCACGTTCTTGGTAATGCACAAACCGGGTTTTCTGCAAGTAAACTTATTACTTTACCTAACGGAGAGCCAAGCCCTGACGAGAAAAGAGCAGTAAGCAGACAGTTCGACAATATGTACACGGGTGCAGACGGAAAAAAGTATTTACTTGCTTTTGTAAACGATGCAACTCGTAAGCCTATTGTAGATGATTTAGGTGCGAGTGATTTAACTAAAGAAGATTTTGGTAGAGTAGACGAGTTAATTCAAACTAACATTTTTAGCGGTCACCAAATTACAAGCCCTGACCTTTTTGGTATTGCAACCCCTGGTCAATTAGGAAGCAGACAACAGATGCGTGATAGCTACGAAATATTTAACAACACTTATATTCGCTACAAGCAAATGCAACTTGAAGGAGTATTTAATATGCTTGGTGCTTATGCAGGAGTTACTGAAGAGTTAAAGCTACAACCTACTGACCCAATCGGTATTGAGTTTAGCGAAAGCGTAATAAAAGAAGTAGCACCTAAAGAGTGGATATTGGAGAAGCTTGGTATTGACCCTACACAATACGGAATACCTACTGCAACTGAGCAACCAATGGCTGCAAGTCCTGTAAGTGTGAATGAGCATATTAAAGGATTGAAAGGTAGAGAGTGGCAAAATATGCAGCGAATAATTAGAGATTTTAATAAGGGCAAGATTACAAGAGAACAAGCAAGTTCAATGCTTAAAGGCGGTTATGCTTTAAGTGACGAAGAAGTTAATACTTGGTTAGGTGCTGAAGATTTAGAATTTAGTGAGCAAGATTATCAAATCTTCTTTGAGTTCGGAGAAGATAGAAATGCTTACGAAGTACTTAAAAGTAAGACAAGATTTAGTGACGATGCGGACTTTGAAATGTTTGGAGATGTAACACAATTACAATCTAATATTTTAGACTTAATTGCTAAAGATAAGCGTATTACTCCAGAGGTAATAGCTGACACACTTAAAGAAGATATAGGAGCGGTTAAGCGTGTTATTGATGCTTTGATTGAAAAGGGTTTTATTAAGACAAGTGAAGTAAAGCAAGGCAAAGGCATAGATAGTAATATTATAATCGAGAGAGAATTAACTGCACCTATTGGGCAAATAGTTGAAGCTATGAAGCCACAAACTACGCAGATTTTAATTCGTTACACTTACGAATGGATACCTCAATTAGATAGAGCAGGTAAACCAAGCCAAAACCCTTTAATTACTACAAGCAGACCTTTTTGCAAATATTTATTAGAGGCTAATAAGTTCTATACTCGTAGCGATATTGAAACAATGAGTGCAAGACTTGGCTATTCTGTATGGGATAGACGAGGCGGTTGGTGGAATGATGATGGTAAAATTTCAGAAAGTTGTCGTCATAGGTGGGTATCAAACATAGTTAAAAGAAAATAAAGATGAGCTTAAACACATTATTTATAAGCGTACAGAATATTAAAGACCGCTCTGGCTTACACGCTAACGTAGACGAGAAACTTGTCTTGCCTGAAATTAAAACGGCGCAGGATATGTTTATACTACCTGCACTTGGTAGCGCATTATATCTTCGTTTACAAACAGGGATAACGGCTAACAACTTAAACGCAAACGAGGTTATTTTATTAGACAACTACATCGCAGATACTTTGGTACACTATGTACTTAGTGAGTTGCCTATGGGGCTCTCGTACCAATTCTACAACAAAGGACTTTTAAGAAAGGGTGGAGAGAATACCGAAAACCCGTCTATGCAAGATATGATAGACGTAGCTAATAGATACAAAGCCCGTGCGGAGTTCTACAAGCAAAGAATGATTAAATACCTAAAAGAATATTCTACATCTTACTCTGAGTATCTTAATCCTGGAAGCGGCATCGATGCAATACACCCTGAAAACGATGCTTACACAACGAGCATTTGGCTTGGCGATTTTGATTGCTGCGCAGGTAAAAGCTTCGAGGAATTATATCAAGGAGACAAAGGGTGTAGCGATTGCTAATTATGAGTAAAGTAACAACAATTAAAAACCAAAATAAACTGCGTGTTTATTTAGAAAAAATTAAGAATGAGCCTAACACTCAACCAAGTAGTAAAGCAAATAACGACACTCGGAAACGACCACGAACAAATTAACTTTGTTTACTTTGGCGATGTGTGGGAGCGTTTAAGCAATGGAGAGGTAACTTATCCGGCTATGTTCTTTACGCTAACGGGTGCAACTATTAACGCTAAAAATATCGACTATCAATTTAGTCTTTATTTTATGGATAGAATGTTAATGGAAGAAACCAACGAAACAGAAGTTCTTAGCGATATGACTTTAGTAGGTCAAGATATTGTAGCACAACTACGCTATCCAAAAGCTATTTGGACTATTGGCGATAATGCTCCATTGACATACTACACCGAGAGCGACCCCGACTATCTTGCAGGAGTTAAGATAGATATTACAATGCAATTACCTTACTTAAACGATAGATGCCAAGTGCCTTCTATTTATACATACTAAGATGATAGGAAAAAAGATTAATCAATTAGCTACTGAGTTAGCACCTGCGAGTACCGATTTAACTATTATAGGCAATCCTACAACGGGAGTAAGTAAGAAGATTACACTTGCGCAATTAGGGGCTATTTTTAGCGGTGCAGTTAGCTTTTATACTAACTATGCAGCGTTCCCAACACCAGGAACTACTGATGTTATATACTGCGCTAAAGACACTAAAAAACTTTATTTGTGGTCAGGTAGTGCTTATGTAGAAGTATTTCCTTCTCAAGCTTTATTAGATACTTATCAGCTAAGAAGTGAAAAAGGCAACGCTAATGGTTATGCTTCACTTGATAGTTCAGGTAAAGTACCTATCAGTCAGCTACCGAGTTCTATTATGGAATA